TGAAGATAGTCCCCTATGGTGTTCATCACCTAGAATTGCGAAAAGGTCGCATCTGTACGTCCGATGTTCCTGAGATTTCTGCCTATGCTGAAAAGACTTGGCTTGACTGGGTTGAAATTCCTTGCGGCAAGTGTGAAGGCTGCCGCATAGCCCGCTCTCGTGAATGGGCTAACCGCTGTATGATGGAACTCGAATATCACGATTCCGCTTACTTCCTGACTTTGACTTATGATGAAGAGCATGTCCCTCGTCACTGGTATGCTGATCCGGAGACCGGAGAGGCGATGCAGTCTCTCAGTTTGGAGAAGCGTCATATGCAGCTTTTCTGGAAGCGCCTTCGGAAAGCCTTCCCGGATGACCATATTCGGTATTTCATGTGCGGTGAGTATGGCTCCACCACCTTCCGCCCTCACTACCATGCAATAGTTTTTGGTCTTCATTTGCATGACCTTGTTCCTGTTCAAGATATCCAGCGCGGCGACGTTGGATATCGATATTACTATTCTGAGGCTTTACAAAAGGCCTGGAGTGTGGTAGAACAGAAAGGGGAGTATGACACCCCTTGCATCCGGAAGCCTATCGGCTATGTCCTGGTTGGTCAGGTTAACTGGGAAACCTGTGCTTACGTTGCCCGGTACGTTATGAAAAAGGCTTGTGGCCCAGAAGCTGATGTCTACCAGACGTTTAACATCCAGCCCGAGTATGTCGACATGTCTCGCCGCCCTGGTATTGGCCGCCGGTGGTACGAAGACCATCCCGAGTGCATGGAGTATGACACTATCTCTATCTCCACCCCAGATGGTGGCCGTAAGATTCGTCCCCCTAAGTATTTCGATAAGCTGTTTGACCTGGAACAACCGGAGCTTATGGCTGAGATTAAGGCTAAGCGTAAGCACTTTGCTGAGGAAGGTAAAAAAGCCAAGTTGGCTCAGTCCACCATGACCTACGAAGAAATCCTTGAGACCCAGGAGCGCGTGCTCCATAATCGTATAAAAAATTTGAGAAGGGAGTTGTAATTATGGCTCGACGTATGAAGCGTTCCCAGGATAGGCAAGTCTTCCGCCCCACCGCTGTCAATTCCAAGCGAATCAATGTGAATCCCAAAATCTATCGCGGAGGTATCAGGATGTGAATGACGAACGTGCTACCGTCTGTGTCCGGTTGAATCTCGATGCCGACTGTTACGAGCTGGCCGCCAAAGTTTGGCGCTCTCTCGATATGGAGCTCGATTTTTATGAGTTCCTCGCCTTGGAACTGCAAATCCGGCTCATTGAGCTATCTGGTTTTTTGGAGGATGATAAAAATGATGCTTAACGTTTACGCCATTCGTGACCTGCGTTCCGGTTTCTTCGGTCTCAACACTGAGCAGAACGACTATATCGCCGCTCGCAATTTTGCTAACGCTATCATGGAATCCAAAGGCGTGCTCTTTACCCATGCTTCCGATTTTCAGCTTTTCCGCATCGGTGAGTTCGATTCCGATAAGGGCGTTCTCATTCCGGCGCAGCTTCATGAGCTCATTTCCGACGGCGCGGAGGTTCTTCGCTCTATGCAGCAGAAGGAGGATGTCTGATGTTCCAGACTTGGCACCGCGATCAGGAGCATTTTTGCTCTGAGCCCGGCTCCGGCGAAAAGATTCTCTATTCCCCCGAGTTCGACCGCTTCGGTGTTATGACCCTCAAGGAGAGTGGTAAAGAGGACCTCTACGCCTTTATCCAGAGCCACAAGGATTCTGTCGATCTTCATAAAATCATGGACAGGTTCAATGCCGGTGATACTGCCGCTCTGCAAAAGGTGCAAGGCATGTTTGGTGATTTTTCTGAAATGCCTCAGACCTATGCCGGGCTGCTCAATCACATGATAGAGGCCGAGCAGACGTTTATGAGCTTACCCCTCGAAACCCGTGAGAAGTTCGGCCAATCTTTCCATGCTTGGCTCGCCCAGGCAGGCTCTGAGAGCTGGTTAGAGGCTATGGGTATGGTTACACCACCCGCCTCTCAAAATCCCGCTGGTGAGCCGCCAGCGGCCTCACAGGGCCCGAAAGGAGGTGAGACAGACCCCGCGCCAGCCTCACCCGCTGGTTAAATTTAACATTCCTGACATTGGCTGAATCTGATTAAAGCAGCCTACACGGCCGCCCTGGCCGTGTGAACAACAGAGAGCGAGGGGCCCCATGGGCCCCTCCTTTTGAACAACCGTTACAGACTGGAGGTATTAATTTGTCTCGTAATGAAAATACAAGATTTGCTCTTAATCCTACTAACCTTGATATTGCTCGTAGCACTTTTCGGCGTGACCATAGTGTTAAACTCAGTTTCAACGTTGGAGACGTCATCCCCTTCTATGTTGATGAGGTTCTTCCCGGCGATACTTTTCAGTTGAAGACCTCTATGGTTGCCCGCCTGCAAACTCTGCTCACTCCCATGATGGACAATCTTTATCTTGACACCTATTTTTACTTCGTGCCTAACCGTATCGTCTGGCAGCATTGGCGTGAGTTGATGGGTGAGAATACACAGTCCGCTTGGATTCCCACCACCGAGTATTCCGTCCCTCAGGTGACTGCTCCTTCCGGCGGTTGGTCTATTGGTTCGATTGCCGATTACATGGGCATTCCTACTGGTGTCGCCAAACTTTCTGTTAACGCGCTGCCCTTTAGGGCGTATGCACTCATTATGAACGAGTGGTTTCGTGATGAGAATCTTTCCGACCCGCTCAATATTCCCGTGGATGACGCTACCCTTGGAGGTTCCAATGGCACCAACTATATCATCGATGTTGTCAAAGGCGGCATGCCCTTCAAGGCCGCCAAGTTCCACGACTACTTCACTTCCGCGCTGCCTGCTCCGCAGAAAGGCCCTGATGTGACTATCCCTGTTTCTGGTGGTTCGAATTATCCCGTTCAAACTTTGTCGAAAGAAATTCCGGGTTCGCCTACTGCCCCCCCCCGTGTTAAGACTTTTGATGAAATGCCCTATAATGTCATTGGTATCAACAAGAGTACCGCTCCCCAGCCCGGTTCCGTTTGGGCTTCTCAAAATACTCCTAGCGGTAATGCTGATTTTTTTGTCCCCACCAATCTTTGGGCCATCAATGACGGTTCCGTTTCCGCTGCCACTATCAACCAGCTCCGCATGGCTTTTCAGGTGCAAAAACTTTATGAAAAGGATGCAAGAGGAGGTACTCGGTATATTGAAATCCTTAAGTCTCATTTCGGTGTTACCTCTCCTGACGCTCGTCTTCAGCGCCCTGAGTATCTTGGCGGCAACCGTATACCTGTTAATATCAATCAGGTTGTCCAGAATTCCGCGACCCAGCCTGATGGCACTCCTCTCGGCGATACTGCCGCTTTCTCTGTTACTACTGACGTTCATGGTGATTTTATTAAGTCCTTTGTTGAGCATGGTTTTGTGATCGGTATTATGGTTGCTCGCTATGACCATACCTATCAGCAGGGCCTCGAACGTTTCTGGTCTCGTCGTGACCGCCTGGACTACTATTTCCCGGTTTTCGCCAATATCGGTGAGCAGCCTATTCTGAACAAGGAAATTTACGCCCAGGGCACCGCCCAGGATGATGAGGTTTTTGGTTATCAGGAAGCCTGGGCCGATTACCGTTACAAGCCGTCCCGTGTTGCCGGTGAGATGCGTTCTAAGGCTCCGGCCTCTTTGGATGTCTGGCATCTTGCCGATGAGTATACCCAGCTTCCTAAGCTCTCCGATGCTTGGATTCGTGAGGATAAGACCAATGTTGACCGTGTACTTGCTGTTACAAGTTCTGTGTCTAACCAAATGTTTGCCGACCTCTACGTCCAGTGTAAGGCTACTCGGCCTATGCCTATGTATAGTATCCCTGGCCTTATCGACCATCACTAAGAGGTGAGATTATGGCTATGAATTCGGCTAAGTCGGCCTTGACTACTGCCTCTCCTGGTGCTATTGTAAGACCAGGGTCTCTTGATAAATACCGACTTAGTACTACCGGATCTATAACTGGCGCCCTTCAAGGTATTGCGGGCAGCAATACTGCCGCCAGCGCTCAACAGGCAGAACAACTCCGGAAGTGGCAGGAAGCGCAGTACGAAATCATGCGTCGGTACAACAGTCAAGAGGCCCAAAAAAATAGAGATTGGCAGGAGCGTATGAGCTCCACCGCCC